TGGGGTTGGATTACTACATTAGTAGCTTTTTGAAGTGCGTTGTAATATTGATTTAAGTCAATGCGGCCGCGCAAGAGCGGGTCCAATTCACCGACTACAAAATTGGTTTGAATGAGAACTGAACGTGGCATTATCCAAACCGTACATTGATAAGCGGGAATGCGTCCTGGTTATCCAATGTAACGGACGGACGGCTTTGTGCGTCAATGGTCATTGCCTGGCGGAAGAATCCGCCGCGCATATTCTCTTCCGGCAATCCAAATGCTAAACGCTGGTAATACTCAGCTTTTGTAAGCTGGTCAGTTACCATCTGAGCAAAATTAGCGGCCAGGGCATACTTCAAGAAATTGACGAAATAGCTGGGCATTTCGCTTTCAGGTGTGCGGTATTGGTAATCGATCCAGGCCTCTTCGATATTGGTTAGCAATTTGTCTTGCTGAACATCAAATTCAACGGTGGCCGGATAGTTAACGGTGTCATCCGCATGGACGGCGCGAACGCCAGCGATGCGATCACCAGGTAATTGATAAAGGTATTTCCAGCCAAATGTCGGGGTATCTACCAAACGGGCAAGCTGGCTTTTCTTTAGGGTAAAGCTCCAGGGATACATACACAAAACCATGTCCCGGATGTCGTCATAAAGACGGTCGCAAATCTGCGACGAATCAGAAACTTCTGAAAATGACGTTAGTGGTTTTTGCCCTAGATAAATAAGAGCATCAGAACATATCGATAGTTTTGTATCACCTGACGCCATAAAAATCCTTTAATGATAAAAATCCAGGCGGATTTCTCCGCCCGGACTTATTGGTACTACTTAGTCTCCGTCGGTGCTTGCGAGAGTTGTACCGTTGTCAATATCTACTACGCCGGAAGCGTTCGAACGAACGACTGCCAATGTAGCTACAAGGGTGCTATCTACGCTCGTTGCACAATAAACTAGATCGCCTACTTTAACGATGTCGGCTACTGCATTGAAATAGCCTTCTGTATTAACGTCAGCGATTGCGTCATTGGTGCGATAACCCCACATTACTGGAGATACGCCACTTTTTGCAACGTTACCGATTGGACCAAAATTATCGCGAGTAAATGCCATGATTTAGTCTCCTTATTCAGCGCAAGTGATTTTAACGATGCCCTCAGAATCAATCGCTACTGAGCCGGCGCTGAACATAGATGCCACTAAGAAAGATGTTTTCTCAGCGATATAGTCAACACGGCTAGTTTGATTGAGACCAATTGCCATTCCTACTGAATCGCGATGGAATGCGAATACGGTACGATCGGCGCTTGCTTTTGGCAAACCACCTTCGTCACGATCACCGATGGTAACGAACTTAAAGCCCAAGAAGGTATCTACTTCACCAGTTACCAACGCCTTAACGGTGTTGAAGTCAGAGCTGGTAACAGTTGTTTGACCCAAGAGAGCAGACAAGTTGTTAGCATGGAGAACGATCGTACGGCCTTCCATTGGTACGTTCTTGCTATCCAAATACTTCTTGGCGGCGCGGAGCTTACCAACGTTTAAGTCAGTAGCAGATCCGGTTGTGCCATCGTTTTGAATGGTATTAGCAACGGTACCGGTGCTGGATGCGGCAATAAGAGCATCAATGATTACCTGGTCCATGCGACGGCCAATAGCACCGGATACGACCTGAACAAGCTCTTGACGCTCGTTGAAGTTAACACGTTGCTGATGGAAAATATCGCTATATTCTGCGGCGATATAGTCGGTCATGGTTGCAGTTACTTGTGAATAAGTAACGTTCAAAGGTACTACGTCAGTTTGTGGTACACGAACAGACGCGGTTCCCTTACCAATTTTTGGGAATTTTACAGTCGAGCCTTCAACGTTAGTACGCTCACGTGTCAAACCAGCAAGGGCGCGTTGCGCCTGGTAGGCTTGTTTAACTTCGCTATCGAATAACGTGACGAAAGCATTAGAGATATTGATAGACATCTCAATTTCCTTTCATATCAAAGTTTAAAAAGTTAAAAATCTGCTTTTAGCTTTGCGATTATCCAAGCGGGTCGCTACGCGTAGTAACGGGCCTTGCGGTTATCCATTACGTAACACTATAAATAAAAAAAGAGTGCGTTGCAATCAGCTTCGCACTCTTTTTCGTTGTGACCGGGAAGTCTAACGGTTTCCCTCTCCAAACATTGAATAGACCATATCTTCCACTTTTTTGGTGTAAGCCGCGTCTTTTCCGTATTTTGGATCTGCCATCATCGACTGAACATCGCTCATGCTCATCTTTTGGCTTTCTTGCATTTCAAGTCCAGGGATGTCCGTTTCCATATAGGACGCCCGGATCTTATGTAGAGCGGAAATGAACGACGCATTATTACTAGCGCGCCCAATTGCCTCGATCTCGTTTTGATTGAGAGTGCCAGCATTTTGCATTTTGACTAGCCATTGCTCAGTTGATTGAACGATCTTGTCCGCATTGCGGCCCAGTTTCTTCATCTCAGCTTCGCGGCTTGTTTTCATTTGCTCATCGGCGGCGCCCATGTGATTCGTGTAGAGATCGATCATTTGATCGAATTGCTCCTGGCTAAGACCTTGCTCCTTGGCCAGTCCTACGAAATCCTTTAGCATCGGATCATCTTCGGCCACTCCGCGGTCCTTTAGACTGGTAATCTCATACTTACCGTCCTTGGGTGCCTTGTGTTTACCAGCAGACATTTTGGCCCGTAACTCAGAGTACGCCTTGGCCAGCCCCTCAACGTCCGGACCGGATTCTTCGTCCCAAAAATTTTCAGGGAAAAATTCAGGGCGAACGAAATCCAGCTCTTCGTCGTTATCTACTTCCTGGGGCTTGTCGTTTGGATCTACTTCCATGTGCGGAGCCGCTAGATCATCCATCTTTTGACCTGGTTTTTCCGCTGGTTTCACGTTCAGTAGGCTACCTGAATCGTCCTTGTTGCTACTTGTTGCGTTATTGCCGGCTTGATTATCGCTAGTATCAGCGGTCAAGTTGTCGGTATCGCTCATATTTAAGACCTCGCTCGTTTAATTCGCCGCTCTAATTCCCGGACCAGGGAGTTTTGACCCTCGCGGGCAAACCCATGGGAAGGGTCCTCGCCAGGAAACCAGGTCGGCTGTTCGATGGTTGTAGCTCTTAGCCATTCCAAGAGCTTTACGCCATCATCGGTAGAAAAGACGCGAGTGACCAGGAGATCAATCTCATTGTCCGACGCGCCCTTTTGCTTGATCTCCGGGGACCGGAGACCTTCCCATCCTTCTTCCATCATCTTTTAGACCTCTTGTGCTTGTGGTTGTTCTGCGCCAGCGGGTGCTTGTGCGGCCTGGGCCATTTGGGCGGCCTGGGCCATTTGCGCCATGATTGCCTGGCGTTGCTCTTTTGAGTTAATTAAGTAACTTGGCACTCCCAGGCGATCGGCCAGGTAATCGGCCAGCTCTTCCTGGTTGATCGCAAGCTGGGCGCCTAGACCTACTTGGCCCGCTACCTGAACGAATTGCAATACGTCGTTTACTTCTTGCATATTCTGAGCCTGGGCAAGCGATCCAGTTGGCACTACCTTAACTTCGGAGCCGTCCACCTTCAATGGGAAATCGATTAGACCCATTTCGTCCATGACTTCCATGGTGCGGCGAACGATTGGTTGCATGACTTCGGTAATCAAGCGGCCATAAGCTGGTCCAATGTTCTGAGATAACTCTTTCATGCGCTCCGCGACTTCGGTTGCGGATCTCGCGCTCATGGTATCCGGCGGCAATGTATCGTCCAATAGCATCTTTTTGATGGCATTGACCAAATCGTTGATAACGAGCTGGGATACGTTGAAGTCACCACCGGATCTCAATGGACGCAAGCTCTCGCCCTGGGGGCCGCCGTTACGTGCTACCGGGATAATGGCGCCTGGAGCGATCTTGACTGTCGCTGGGTTCAATACGCCGTCATCTGCGGCCGTATATACGCCAGCCACGGAGATCGACGCGTTCTTCAAGAGCAATTCTTTAACCTTGTTTAAGGTTTTAATGTCGGGTAGAGCGTTGACCAGGGGACCACGGCCATAAACCTCGCCGGCTACCTTCATATAACGGCCTACTACCCAGGGTGAACTCTTCTTTAGCTCACGATAAACGATCTCATTCTTACCTTTAGGTTCTAAAACGTAGTAACAAACTGCACCCGTTGAGTAGTTGTAGATCGTTGCCTCTAGCAAATCAATCTCTTCTTCGGGTTTACGATCAATCTTGACCTGGAGATCAGCCGGGATCTTGGCATCCTTCCATTGTGTCGTAATCGCCTCGCCTTTTACGCGTAACTTACGGTACACGTTATCGACGGTGCCATGCTGGCCCTCTTCAAACGAGACCAGGTATTGCGGCACCGCAGTAAAGCGCACCGGGGTATCCTTGTCGCCTGGCATGATAAGCATAACGCCAGTACCAACGGCCATGTCCAGTAGCATTTCCGAGATTGCCAGGTCAAAATTGGTTTGACGCAATACTTCAAAGAATTTATCCGAGTAAATGTCCAGGGCGTCAGCGACTTCCTTGCGACGATCCTTCGGAATGTCCGATCCTGGAGTGAGTTGCATCCATTTCCGGTATGGCGGGAAGAGGCCCGACTGGATCCGGTTAGCAAAGCGCTGGGTCGAGTTGATCGCAGTCGAATCAAACACGCGGGCGCGCTTATGTTGACCAGGAGTTTTGCCCTCATACTGGCCGGAATAGAGATTACGCTGGGGCAATGCAAATTCGTAGCACTCTTCGTAGATCGAGCGCCATAAGTCTTTGCGCGAATCAGCTAATTCAGCGCGTTTAAGTACGTGGGCCGCTGGCAATTTTTTCATTTTTTACTTTCCTTCATCCGTTTATATCGTGCCGAAAGCGTTGCCGCTTTCTTTTTTGCATCTGCCGTAGAGCTGGCGCCCCAAGCCCGGAGTGATAAAAGTTTCCTGGTTGGTCGCCCCTTCTCATCAAAATCAGGTCCACCATTGCCAGCCATCCTGGCCAGGAATGATGCCTTGCGGCGTAACTGCTCCGGTCCCGCTGGAGTACCTTTAACCGGTGCTTTTAAATTCGATCCTTCGGTACGTTTATAAAACGCACGTCCAGCCGCATTTAATCCGCCACTAGGGTTTTGGTACTTTTTCAGCGGCATTACATATACTCGCGCTTGCGTTTCATCTTCTTGGCCATCTCTTCTTTATGCTCAATCTCGACACGGCCTTTAACCTGGGCGGCATAGCGACGTGCGGCCGCCATTCCGGACTTGGTGTACGCAAACTCTTTTAGCTTATTGCCCTTTTTGTCATAGACTTCCGGCATGATTAGCTCTCCATTGTGTTGGTGCCGCCTGATCCTAGCGATTCAGGTGTAATGCCCAATGCTGGATTTTGAC